ACAAACGCGGACAAATGAAACCCGCCGCCAGCGGGGGCTGCTGGCGACGGGTCAGAATTGGCACGGTGGGGAGGGGATCAATCCGGCCAAAATCAGACTGGACTAAACCCCTCCCGTTGTCAATTAGAATTTTCGCTTCTAATCAAATGAACAATATTCAACAAAACCCCAACCATAATTTGCCAGTGGGGCGGTTCGCTCGCAATTAGCAAGGTTTCAATTCGCTCTTGCATTTCGGGCCAATTTTCCGCGATCAAAGTTGTCCCGTCATAATCCCTATATGTCGTTTCGTTTTGTGTATCGTTTTCACTTTCCATTGCTCAAACCCCTTCCATTGCAATCGCGGCAAATGCCTTCATGTTCAACAGGCTTGCCGCCTAGCGTTTGCGATTTGCGCTTTTCGATCCCGCTCCCGGCGCAGGTTTTACATAGTCTCATTTCTCATTCTCCCGTTAGTGGATTAACAATTTCATCAAAACAATATTTTGGATGCTCGATAAAGAGCAAGTGAGCCGCGCCATATCCCGTTAGAAAAATGAATAGGCAAAGCGGCAATGCAGCAAGCAACATTTTAGAAAGCGATGTCATATTTGCAAACTCCCCCTTGCTTTATGGAAACGGCGCTCCCAATCTAGAAGCCTGTTGTTTTCCATTTTCTTGCGGCGATCCGCAACGCGCCTGCCTCGTGCAAAGAAATCTTGCACCGCTTGGCGGCGTTCAATGCGGCGGCGATCCTCTAGCTTACGCTCGAATATTTCGCGCGCAACGGTTTGATAGCGGGAAAAGATTTCAGCATCCATTTCAATAACAACCCTTCTTTACTTCGCTTTCTGCACGGTCCAACTTACCATTAATGGAAGTTAGAATATTCGTATAGAATTGCCCTCCCGGCAAAAGGGCGTCGGTTTTCTCGCAAAGCCCTTTGAGATAAACAAGGTTATGGCGCGCCGATTGTATAGCGGTCAAGATTTCAACAGCATCAATCGTTTGCGTTTGAATGTGTCTCGGCATTTCAAATTCCCTTATCTGCTAGAACCTTTATAGCGGCAGGCTCTTAACAAACAGTAAACGAAAAACGCTAAATGTCAAAAACTTTCGTTCGCCAATTCTAGCGCGGTTTTCCCTCCCATAAAACACAACCCGTATTCAGCCATGATTTGACAACGCAATTGCTCGGTATGTGTTTCAATGTCGGCAAGGTATCCCGAAACTAATTCTTTGTCTGGCGAGAAATTAGGATCACTCGAAAACAATTCAAATTCAAGCTTTGTAACAAGCCGCCGAATTTCGTTCATTTGATCTTTACCAGTGACAAGCATTTAGATAACTCCCGTTTTCCTGATCGCGCGCGTTACAAATTCTGCGCTGCCATCTAGCTTAAAATTGGGGACAGGATTTTGATATATAACTTCTTGTCCCCGGCAAACGTCAACAATCTGATTAGGAGTTAAGCGAACACCTTTTGAAGCTTTCTTGATCGCTTCCCCGGTGCGCTCTAACTCGGCTAGGTCGTAAACAGTATAAAGCTTTTTCCCTGCAATTGCGCAGCGATCACCCTTAGCCTCTAACTTCCAACCACCCAATTCGTTTTCATCTAGATCACCTTTGAAGCCCTCACAAATAATACTGTCAGTATCACAATAGATCGGGCGTCTAGCTAGGGCGATGTTTCTATGCAGATTTGCCCGCGCCGCGCCTGTAATAGAAGCAGCGGTTGCCACATTGTAAAATCCGCCCTTCCGGGGATTGGGGCGGCACCATATAAATAGATCGCCGCTTTGAGTATGAAGGCTCCACCCGTCCGGGTTCTCGGCAGTCGCCAAGGGTTCCGGCACTTCGCCAACCGTTAAAGCCCATTGCTTGAATTTGCGAGGGTTTAGAGCGAATTTTCCATATGCGGAATTGAGCAATAGCTTATAAAGAATATTGCGGATTAGATCGTTATTAGCTTTTGCTTCCTGCCGCAAACCATAAAACTTTTCCACAAATTCAGTAAAGGTCGCCTTGCGATCAAACTTCCATGCGTGTTTTACACGTAAAATCTTAAGCGTTCCTGTATCTAATCCGGCCCTAATTTCGTGGATGGTCGCATAGAACGTCCCGCGTTCAACAGTAAAATCTAGATCGCCTTTTTCGTTTCTTGTCGGCAATGCACCGTCATTGATCGCCTCAATACAAGCAAAGTCCGTGTCGTTATCAATTGTAAGCTGTAATTCAGGACGCGCCGAAACAGGGTGTAATTCGTCGCGCATAACTGCCGGATACATTGAATTACGATCATACACTAGAAACTTATCGCTGAATTTAGGACGCAGGATGCCTGTTTCAAAGCATTGATTGCGTCCGCCAAAATAATAACGCCTAAATCTCTCGTCAAATCCATCGCCTTTGATTTTCTCAAATCCGGTGAAACTTTGCAGCATTGGAAGTGCGGCACTGGCAACAGTCAATTTGTCGCCAAACATATCGTGGAAACCGCAAATCAATTCGCGGGTATATTTACAATCGCTGCGCATATACTTGAGAATTTCGCTCTTGTGTCGTTCCCGTTTATCGCGCTTGAAGTTGTCGTAATTTATTTCTTCTTTCTGATATGTCGAAAGGGCTTGCGGGATTATCGCGTAGCTATCACGAAATTCTTGACCGGCAAAATTTATCTTGACTAATCGACCGCCCATAATCAGCGGGTTTTGATCCGCGTCTAGATAGGGCAAGAAAAAGAAGAAATCGAATTTGCCACCATTATGAGCGTAAATAACAAACTCGTAACCCTCGGCAGTTAGTGTCGCTAGATATGCAAAAAATTGGTCAACACAATCGTCGCCCCAAAAGTCAACATATCTGTCGCCGGTGTCAAAACCTATACAGAAAGGCTTGACAATAAAGTTAGGTTCAAAAGGATCGGTTTCACTGTCAACAACAGCGATGATCTTTTTAGTTGGTTTGAGATTGTATGGAACGGGCGCGCAACGGTTAGCCTCAATCTTTGCCTGTATTTCGGCAATTTGTTCGGGCGTTAAATCGTCGTCGTCCTCGTCTGCATAATCGCGGCTAAAACCTTCCCATTCATCCGGTCCCTCGTCGTCGGGCAATTCATCCCAATCAATTCCGGTGAAGTCAAAAAGCCCTTCTAATTCGTCGTCCATTTTTGATCCCCTTTGCGCTCTTAGCTTTCGTCAAATTTGCGCTGTCTGTTTTGTGCGCTTCTTATGCGTTGTTTGTCAAGCCTCTTTTGGCGCGTTTCTGGCTTCTCTTTTTCGCGCTCTTTTTGCTTGCGCAAACGATCACGTTCCCGCGCTTTCCCTTTTGCCCATTCGTTTTTATAGCGTTCTTTTTTAGGCGTCCAAACCTTGCCGCCTTCCGGCCCTTCCGCAAGCTGGCTGTCACTTGCCTTAAATCTTAGCAGTTCAAAATGCTTGACAGCCGCGCGACCGTTTTTGCCGGTGAAAAGGTGAGTATAACGGGTTAGGATATAATCGGCTAATTCATTGGCATCGGGAAAGCCGATTGTATTCATGTTATGCCCAAACAAGCGAAAACCGAACAATTCGTTAGGCTCTTTTAATCCGTCCAAAGTTGGATCGCTTCGCAATTTGTTTGCGATTTCTTCCATATCAGTAGGTTTGAATGGGAGAACTACGCGCCTTTCTTCACCCACTTTTAAACTGCGCGAAATCTCGATCATGCCGCGATTAATTCTAGTGCGCTGATTTTCATACTCACGCGGCACAATCAAACTTGCGCCTCTAGCTTCAAACAAATCGCTGTCTGCATACTTCTGGCGCACTGATCTAGGCGCTTTAATAGCGATTGATTTACCTTCTAAAATGTCGGCATTCTTGCGCAGCTTTTCCAGCATATATCTAGAAGGTTGATAATTGCGCGCGTCAATTCGCTTAGAAACAATCCCCACTTTCTTAAGCGCTGAAACTTCGCTTCTCACTTGGCGCAAGTCTTTGCCCGCTTTTGCGAGCAATTTCTTAGCACGATCGCGCGCCGTTTTCACTTGTGATTGAACGTCTTTAACCGCTTGACTTTGACCACGGCTATTGCCACCCTTGCGGCGGCGGCTCATGGCATATTCCCTTGTGTCATGTTGCGGCCCTCCCGCGCCGTTGAGCATTGCTCCAGACCGGGAGCGCCGGGAGGGTGGATGCGGCTTCACCCTCCCGGCGATCTTGCCTTTTCCCCGCGCTTGTGTCAAGATGGCATTTGAAAGCTTATCTGTTTTTGAGCGTCTTTCGGCTTCTATTTCTAAGGGGTTTCTATGTCGATTATTTGGGCTGAAAGTTTCGACTTTTACGGGACTAGCTTAACTGCACTCGGTTTGCGCGGGTATGTCTATTCCGCAACTGCCAATAACATGAACCTAGTTCAAAACGTGGGAGCCGCGCGAACAGGTCTAGGTTATTTCAATCACAATAATATTGATGCGGCGCGTTATCTTTCGCGTGTATTTGATACGCCTCTTGATGTTGTGGGCCAAGGTGTTGCCTATCAAATGCCAACCGTTCAGGCTGGTGGACCGCGTGGCGGCATTTTGTTCGGGACTGCAACTGCAATGGGCCGCATTTTTATTTGCGGCAATTCCAGCCTTGGAATTAACGTTTATCGCAACACAACTTTGCTAGGCTCTAGTGCTAACAATCTTCTAACCGCAGGCTCGTATGCTTGGATTGAAGCAAAAGCAACTAAGGATGATGGTGGCGCTTCCACCGGTATTGTAGAAGTCAAAGTAAATGGTGAGGCGGCTGTTACTGTAACAGGCGTGGATATAAGCGAACAATTTACGCGCGTTGGTTTAGGCAAAGAAAGCTTTGTTGTTACAACCGCAGGCATTCTAACCTATTTTGATGATTGGGTCATATGGGATGATAACGGCACTGTAAATAATGATTTCTTAGGTGATCGTCGCTGCGCAACGTCTTATCCCGATGCCGATGGAATGCCGCAAGAATGGGCGCTTTCAAGCGGCGCTAATGCTTGGGAATTGATTGACGAAACTACGCCAGACGATGCCGGATATATTCAAGCCGTCGATCCGGCAGACATTTCAGAATTTGAAAAGCAAGTGATCCCTATTGCCACAAATGATATTGCCGCGCTTGTAGTCGTTGCGAGAACGCTAAAAACGGATGCTGGCGCAACGACAATAAGGCTAGGCGTTCATTCAGGTTCATTTGTTGAAAATGGGCCTGAAACGGCTATCGAAACAACTGCCGCTTATAAGTCTGCTATTTTTGAAACTGATCCTAATGGCGATATTCAGTGGACTAGGGACAGCGCAAATGATGCGACGGTGCGCGTAACTAGAGAGGCATAATTTAATGGCCGCGCGCACAACACAATTAGCGACAATCGCAGTATCGGCACCGCAACCGCCGCCAGCACAAGTCACGCAATTAGCTTCGATTGTTGTTGGCGCTCCCATAGGACCGCCCGCTCAAATAACCCAATTAGCGGTTATTCAAGTTACTGCATTCGGCAAGGCTTATTTGCAGCTTGGGCCGTCGATCCCTCTTAATTGCTGGCAACCTTGCACGGCTTATGCTACACCTTCAACAATAGTCTATTTAGGATAAGGGGTTAAATCATGGCCGATTATTTCTCACTTTCAACCCGTTTCGGAATGAACAATGTTCTTATCCCGAAAGGCGGGCCAGCTTGTGTTGCCGCTCGGCTCGACTTTACAAATGTCGCTGAAATTGAAGTCGATGGCGAACAGATTGTTTCGCGCGGCCAGATCGAATATTTGCAGGGTGTCTATATCGACAACGCAAATAACGCTGCGCAGCTATCTATGATTATGGGGACAACTGGACAGCGAATTATCGCCAAGCCTAACACACAAGGCTATTACGCAATTCTTGTCCCCAATCCGCCAAAGATTTTGATTGCGACAACGCAAGGCGCAAATCAAATTTTTACCGTCCACTTTTACAACGTGCCTATTCAGTCGCTTGTTTGGGCAACTCAATAAAGAAAGGAAGTTAGCCGCATGAAGGGAATTGAAATGATACTTTCAAATATGCTCGGAGTTAAACCGGCAGAAATGAAAGCAATGGTTGAAGGCTTGGGCCGTGCTGCAAATGAGGGGATGGAAACATTGCAGCGGATCGAAGCTAATCAGGTGCAAATCTTGGCGGCTATTGAAAGGCTAGAAAATGACAACCGAAACGAAAGCGCAGGAAGCGATTGAAGAAACTGTAACGGAAGCGATTGAAGAAGTTGCGGAAGAAATTGCGGAAGAAATTGCGGAAGAAGTTGGAGGCGAAACCGAAACCACTTCTAGCGATGCTGTAACAATCGCCGCAATTGAGGCCGATAAGGAAGTTAGAATTGCAGAAATTCAGGCGGAAGTTTCGGAAGCCGCAATAGAAGCTGAAAAAGAAAGGGAACGATCATGGCAGGAAGAAGTCGCAACGCTGCAAGCGAATATGCTGGAACTGAAACAGACAGTGGAAACACTAGCGGAATTGGTGGCGGCGCGACCCTTGGAGGAAGCGAACCTATCGACCCCGCAGACATTGACGGAAGCGGCAGTAAAGATAGCGGAGGAAGTGGAAGCGAACAATTCGATCCCGCAATCCACGTTGCTCCCGATAAGCGAAACCGAGACGGAAGTTATCGTAGAAAACGAGGAAGGCGAGCAAGCGGAAGTAACCGTAGAAACGCGGGCGCGTCGTCGGCTGATCTAGGGACTTCGATTGACGCGCTAACAAAATCGCTTGTGATTGTTCACGCGGGTTTGGCGGCAGTAACTGATACACCCGAAATTGCTATTGATAACGATGAAGGCGAAATGCTCGCAAAGGCTAGTGCAAACGTGCTGGCACAATTCGACATAGCGCCCGATCCCAAAACACAAGCAATTATCGGCCTAGTTATGGCTTGCGGTGCGGTCTATGCGCCGCGCTATATGGCGATCAAGATGCGCAAGGCGCAACAAGAGAAAGAAACGCAACCGGGAACAGGCGGCGTTTATAGTGCCGATGGAATGCCGCAAGGCACGACAAGTTATAGGGAACAGGAAACGACAACAAAGAAGGGCGACACTTCTTTTGTCGAATTTGACCCTTCACGAATGCAATAGGAAAATCGCGCGTGGCAATTACGCTTCCCCGATACGATAAGCGGACTGCAATAATCGGCAGCACCGGCAGCGGTAAAACGCAGCTTGCTATTTGGCTTCTTTCCACGCGCGATTTTCACGTCCGCCCTTGTGTTATTTTTGACTTCAAAGGCGACGAATTGATTGAGGCAATAAACCCTCTTGAAATAAATGTATATGGAAACCCACCTAAAAAACCGGGCCTTTATGTTGTCCGCCCCATTCCTGAAAGAGACGATAAAGCTGTTACGGAATTTCTTTGGAAGTGTTGGGCGCAAGAAGAACTGATTTTATATTTCGATGAAATGTATATGCTCGGCAACCGAAATCCGGCATTAAATGCTTGTCTAACACAGGGCCGCTCAAAGCATATCGAAATGATTATGCTAACACAGCGCCCGGTTTGGACTTCAAAATTTGTATTCAGTGAAGCTAACTTTTTTGCGGTTATGAATTTGACATTAGAAGATGATCGCAAATTTGTTAGTGGATATGTGGGAGGGACCGAAATTAACTTGTTGCCGCGATACCATTCTTTATGGTATAACGCCGATGCGCAGGAAGGGCATATTTTGCGGCCCGTCCCGTCGCGGAATGCGCTTCTAGCTAGGTTTGCAGAGCGCACTCAAACGCGGCGAAAAGTGATCTAAAACGGGAGCAAATTTCAATGGATGAAACAGTGCTGGATTGGACCGTCCCTAATTGGATTACGGTTGTTCTTATGGTTATTCTCGGTTTCGCAGTCTTGGGCCTTGTGGGCAAAGGCATTGCGAAAGTAAGGGCCGGGAGCGATGCTTAATCTGGCCCTTATGCGCCATTGGGAGAATTGGGCGACAATTCTTCTTATGGTTTTGATTGCGGGTTTCGCATTCAATTCTTTGTCCAAACTTGTGCAACGAAATACGGAAGGAAAGTAAAGCTATGGCATCCCCGCAGCAGCAAGACCCGCGTCTTGTCAATCAGTCGCAGCGCGCGATTTTGGTTGGCAATGCGCAGCGCATGGTGCAGTCCATTTATAGTGGCACTGTTGACCCTAACACAACTCCCACCCTGAATATTGCCCCGCGCAATGTCGGTTTGATCCTCGGCTTTATTGTCAAGGTTTCGGGCGGCGTTACTAACGGCGCAGTTGTTGCGGCAACCCGGACGGGCCTCGGCTCGGCAAATGTGCTACAGAATATCACGTTCACTGATTTGAACAATGTTCAGCGCATTAACACGCGCGGGTCGCATATCGCTCTTTTGAACTCGGCTCGGCAGGGCTTTGGTTTCGGCGGCGCTTATGCTCCCAATCTGCCGATGGCATACGGCAACAATTGGGCACCGTTTGCGGCTTCTTCTTCGCTTGCAGCCGATGCGACGGGAACGGTAACGCATACTTACTTTGTCCCGCTTGCCTATTCTTCGCAGGATACGCGCGGCGCGATTTATGCGGCTGTTGTCAATGCCACCATGAATTTGCAGCTTACCATTGCAAATGATGCGCAGCTTTTTGTTGACGGAACCGACCCGCTCGGCGCTGTCTATGACGGTAACGCAAACGGCGCTTGGACTGATACGGTTTCGGTTGAAGTCTATCAGGTCTATTACGATCAGCTTCCGGTTATGAATGGCCAGCCTATTCTCCCGATGCTTGATCTTAATACGATCTATGATCTTAAGAACACCGTGAAAACTGGCATTTCTGCAAATCAGGATTTTCCGATTGAATATGCCAACTTCCGGCAGTTTCTTTCGACCATGCCGATTTTCGATAATGGCGGCTCTTACAATAGCGGCAGCGATGTTGCCTATTGGGCATTGCAGGCGGCGAACTCGACAAACCTGTTTAAGCTTGGCCCGGATATTGCGGCACTTGAAGCGCGGCAAACTTTCATGGCGGACCCGCCTCCCGGCGTTTACTATTTCGATCATCGCATGAAGCCTATTGACACGATTACTTATGGTAACATGGAACTTGTGTTGAATGCTTCCACAGTCAACAGTGGTGCGCAGGTTGTGGTTTGCTATGAAGCGTTCCAGAACGTCAATCAAATCCCGATGGCTTCCAGCCTTTCGGCAGGCTAACCGGGGAGGCGCAAAGGGGCGGCAGAAATGCCGCCCCAATTTGCGGAGTTTGGCTTATGACATTTCTAGACGATTTCAAAGGGTGGCTTAAGACAGTCCAGCGCGGCGATGGCGAATTGCTCGATTGGTTTCTGTTTCTCGGTATCGTTGCAATGATAACCTATCTTTGGACAACGGTTATTCGGCGCGTTGCTGATTGATTTGCGGGGATCATATGGCTTGTGAATTTTGTCTTAAAACGAGGAAAAAGACCATGCGCGTATTCGGCTATTCAATTCCGCTGTTTCTTGTGATCTTGATCGCATTTTATCTCGGCGCGAAAAATCCGGGTCTTTGGGCCAAGCTTCCGATTATCGGGCGTTTCTAACGTGCAACAGTCCACCATAACCGCAGGCGTTCTTATTCTCGCCTTTGTGATCTATACAACTATGCGCGGCAATTTGCGGCGTTATATGGCAGTGGTTGGACTTGCATAAATGGCGCTCGCATTCATCGTTATTGGGATCGTCTTTCTTGCGGCAGCAATTCGCGGCACACAAGCCGATTTGTTTGATGTATTGAAAGACGATTTCACCGGGCCTAACAATTTTCTTTATTGGGGATTGGCCCTTTTCTAGATTGGTGCGGTTGGATATTATCGCCCTCTTAAGCCTGTTAGTAATGCTTTCATGCTTTTGATTGTGATTGTTCTCTTTCTTTCCAATCAGGGTTTTTTCAATCGGTTTCTTGAACAGGTGCGAAGCGCCTAATTTGAAAGGTTAAAGTCATGGGCGAAAAGCTTGTCACTATCGGCGTTGCGATTGTAGGTGTTGCAACCCTTGCCGTTCTTGTGTCGCGTAATGCGAACACTTCCGGCGTTATCACCGCAGGCGGGAACGCTTTTGCAACTGCTATTCGCGCGGCTGTTTCGCCTGTTGCTGGCGGTGGAAACCTTAACGGTTTTGTCCCCACTTTCTAAGCCGCTTAATGGAGGCTCTAGAAATGGGCATTTTTTCCAGCATTTTTTCTTTTCGGAAAAATGAGCGTGTCCCGTCCCTCGGCATGGGCGTTGCCAATCTCGGTTTTGAGCGACCGCGTAATGTGTCAACTGATAGCATTTATTCACCGCATATTATGGTGCGCAATCAGCTTGTCACGCAAGCGCCGGGAGCGGTCAAGATTGGACAGCGTGTTGTGCCTGTCGCATTGAATGGGAATGGCGGCGGATTGCAGGGCCAGCTTTTGCTTGGGCCTCTTGCGCGTGAAACGGAAGGCTAACAACAATGGCCAAATTCAATCTAGAATACGTCAAGAAAAATCCCGTTATGTTTGGCGCGATTTTTGTTGTCTTTGGCCTGTTGTTTTGGGTGCTGATTAGTCGCGGAAGTGGAAGCGGCTCAACACAAGTGATCCAAACCGGGCCTAGCGAAAACCTGCAAGCCGCAGCCATGCAAACTGGCGCGGCTTTGCAGGCCAAGCAAATCGAAGCAGCAAGCGCGCAAGCTATGGGCGCTTATCAGCTTGAAGCCCTTTCACGCCAGATTGAAGGGCAATATTCAATTGCTATTCTTGAAGCGCAATATCGAACCGCTGAATTGGCGGCTAGTGAACGCATGGGAGAGTTGCAGACAACGGCTAGTCTTGCGGCGTTGCAATCGCAGTTGAATGCGCAAACTCAAGCAATCGAAAGCAACAATCAATTTATGGTCGATTATGCTAGAGTTGCGGCAGACAGCGCGACAATGAACTCGGCTATCAATGCAGCATTGCAGCGCGATCTAAGCGCGCAGCAACTTGACGCATATAAGTATGGTCTAGATACCAGCATTAAAAACACCGCGCTTTCTTTGGTTTCGTCGCTCAAGAAAAAGAACCGCGATGAAGCCCTAACGGCGCTAGGTTCTTCTTTCACTGGAACACCTAATACTTATGTCGCTCAATCTGGCGGCGGGTTTTCCTTTGGCGGACTTGCTGGAATTTTGCCTAGCGCGATTGGGGCGATTGCATGAAAGAGCAAGACAAGAAAAGATTGTTGATCGTGGCGAGTTTAATTCTTGCCGCGATTATCATTTGGCTTTTGCTCCAAAAGAAAGGCAATATTCTCTTTCGTAATGGCGAGCCCATCACAAACAACTTTGGCGGCGTCAATGTTGGCGGCTTAAATTTTGGTGATAGGGGAGGCTTTGTAGTCCCTAATTTCGGTTATGATCCCGGCGAACTTTCAGCCATTGGCGCTTGTTGTGTGGATTGTGGATCAAATGCGCGTCAAACTCGGCAAAGCTATTTGCCCGCAAGTGATCCCCTGACAATCGTCTATAATGCGGGCGCGGCAGGGCCGACCGTTTACAACTATTTCAACCCACCGCCCACAACCTATAGTGGACGGATGCTGATAAGGGGCGGATAATGTCCGGGGATTTCATGTTTCCTGTCATTGGGGAATGGCGCTATTCGTCCCCATTCGGCAACCGGGAAAGTCCCGGCGGTATTGGCTCGACTAATCACCGGGGAATTGACATTGCGGCGGCGGCAGGAACTCCCATTGTTTCTAGCGTTTCAGGAACGGTTGAAGTTGCGCAGTCTTTGCGGGGATACGGAAACACTGTTTATATTAGAGACAGCGAAGGCAATCAGCACCGCTTTGCCCATATGCAGGGATTTAATGTTGCCGCCGGTCAAAGTGTAATTGCTGGCCAACAAATCGGCGCGGTTGGAAGCACTGGAAACAGCACCGGGCCGCACCTGCATTATGAAGTAAGAGACGCACTAGGACGTGTTATCAATCCCCGGCGTCTTTTGGATGAGGCTTTGAGTGAAGCGCGCGGCTTACTAGATCGCGGGCGCGATGCCCTAGGTAATTTGTTCTCTAGTGACACTGTTGTTGCGGGCGCAAATGCAGTTATCCCCGGATCAGGCTCTTTACTCGAAGGGCTTGGAGTTGTAGGGGATTGCGATTGGTTTTGTCAATTTAAGCAATGGATAACTGAAAGCGGTTTTTTCCAGCGTGTTGCGCTAGGTGTTTTGGCGCTAATTCTTATCGCGGCGGCTGTCGCCTATTTGGGCCGCGGTGAATTGAGTGGGCAATTAAGCAAGGCAATGAAAGGATAGATTATGAACCTTAAGAAGTTTCTCGCCAAGTATGCCGGGGAAGTCGGCACCATTGCAACCGTTTTGCAGGCAATATTGCCCGCCATCCCTATCGGCTCGCAGGACAAGGCAAAGATTGACGCGGCTATTGAGCAGTTTGAAACTGCCGCCGAAAACATTGCCAAATCCGCAGCGGAAGCACCTGCCGAATTGGGTCGCGTCGTTGTCCGCAAGAGCGATGTTGTTTCCGCTGTCAACGATTATCTCGACGCGCACCCGGAAGTTATTGCCGCCGCTATTGCTGCAAAGGCAAATGAGGGAAACGGCAATGCGTAAGTGGCGCTTCCTTTGCTTCGCTTCCCCGCTCGCAATCGCGGCTTGTGCGCCTCTTGAACCTGTCGAACCTATCGAAGCTGAAACTTGCGACGATACGGCAACCCCTGATTGCGCGCCTGAAACTGAAATCGAAGTGATTGACTAATGCAATATCTTTCGCCCCATTTCACGCTAGAAGAATTGACCCTTTCCCAAACCGCAGCGCGGCGCAGGATCGACAACACGCCTTCCGGCGATGATTTGAGGCGATTGACGCAGACAGCTTGCCGCATGGAAACTGTTAGAACTATTCTCGGCAATAGGGCTATTCACGTTTCCAGCGGTTTTCGCTGCCTTGCTCTTAACCGCGCTATCAAATCGAAGGATGGAAGCGATCATGTTAAAGGTTTGGCAGTCGATTTCAAGGCTAGTGGTTTGACTGTAATTGAAACGGTTAGAATACTAGACGAAAGCGCGTTGCAATTCGATCAGCTTATAAATGAATTTGGACGGTGGGTTCATATTGGTTTCGGCACCCGTATGCGTCGTCAAGTTTTCAAGATTGGATAGGGCCATGTTTGGGTTAGGGTTTGACTTTGATTTTGATAAGGTGATTGCAGAAATGCGAGAAGCGGTTAGCGTGCTTAAAGAACGAATGGACGCATTAGAGCAGAGAGTTTCACAAGTGGAAGGTGAGTTAGCGGAAGCTGTTGCTTGCGCAAAGAAAGCCGCCGACAACAGCGAAACGATTATTGAACTCATGGCCCATGCCAAGGGTTTTGCGGGTTTGCTTGCCAAACATGGACCACGCTTTTTCGCCGCTGGAATTGGGATGGCAATTTATGCCGGTTTGATCGACGGTGAATTAGGGGCAATGATTTCTGCCGCTTTCGGCATTTAATCGCTTGACAAATTTTGCGGCCTGCCTCATAAGGGGTGGGCCGCTTCACTTTGAGGGATCGGTTTTTCAACAAGCAAAAGGGAAATGGAATTATGGCAAGACTTTCAGGCAAGCTAACCGCAAAGACGCTCGGTTGGGATCGTATCAAGATCGGCGGCGCGGTGCAAAAGGTTCCCGCCGATGGTGGGCGCGTTCTTTTGGGCCGTTTCGCGGGCATCGTTTCGGGACTTAAGCAGACTATCCATGGTGATACTGGCGAAGTGCAGAACGGTTTGAAGGGTCAGTTTCGCGGACTTTCGGCGCTGAATGCCAAGGGTGAAATTGTTGAAGTTGGCAAGGGTGAAATTGTCACCGCAGGCGTTTGTTACCTTCCGGGCGGCATTCAAGAAATGATTGAAGGCGCCCTTGCCGCTGCGCAGGAAAATGACGCCCGCGCAACGGTGCAATTCGCCCTCGATCTTTATGCTATCCCGGCCACTAACAAGGCCGGATATTCGTTTGATGCAGATACCCGCATTCAGGCAGAGGAAGCAGACCCGCTTGATAGCTTGCTTGCGCAGGCGGCAGAAGCGCCGATGCTTACCGACGAAAGCGGGGAAGGCCCGGCAGTGGAGAAGAAGAGCAAGTAATTTTCCACTTGACAACGGGAGGGGTTTAGTCCAGTCTGATTTTGGCCGGATTGATCCCCTCCCCACCGTGCCAATTCTGACCCGTCGCCAGCAGCCCCCGCTGGCGGCGGGTTTCATTTGTCCGCGTTTGT